AGCCAGCACTAGAAGGACTATACACTGCAATGGAACAAGCACGTGAAAGCCTAAGCAATGGTGTTGGACTATTAACAGGTGAAGGTGCTCCTGCTCCGGCAATGGGTGCAGAAGAAATACCAGCAGATGATATGGGTATGGAACCAACAGTTGATATGGACGCAGCAGAGCCAATGCCAGCTGAAGGTGATGTTGACCTAGCAGCAGCAGGCGGCGAAGAGCCAGCAGGTAGAGAAACACGTGAAAGTGTTGATCCACGTAACCTAGCTCGCAAACTTTCAAAAAAAAAGTAACCGAGAATACTAATCCAAAAACAATACAAGTTTTGAAGCAGCTACAAGCTGACGGCGAAACCTCTATTGGAGTAGATGAACTAAATGATATGCTGGCAGGCATGGGCGTAGAAGCATTTAGTTACGAAACGTTTGCTATGAACTATAACAAAGATCCACAACTTAAAAAGATAATCAAAAACTTTAATAAAGACGAAATTAACTTCCAAGGTGATAGTGTGGATGCACTACCACAAGGTGGTGAAGGTGGAGACACTGTAGGACAAATGGCTAAAAACGCTGTTGACTTATCAGACCTTTAATGTTAATATAACATATGAATTTAATCAAACCCAAGTACACGTATGAAAAATTAAAACGTGTAGAAGTAGACGGCAAGCGCCGTTATGCAGCACCTGGCGGCGCACCAGTAGCCAGTGTTACTACTATCCTAAGCAACACAAAAGATATGAGCCATTTAATTGCGTGGAAAAAACGTGTAGGCGAACAGAAAGCACAAGAGATTGTTACAGAAGCAAGTGGCGTTGGAACTAGGATGCACCACTACTTAGAGAAGTATGTTGAAACAGGAGAGTGGCCACAACCTGGTAGTAATCCTTATGCACAACAAGCACATATGATGGCTACAACTATCAAAGTACACGCCATGGATGATGTAGACGAAATATGGGGCAGTGAAGTTCCACTATATGTTCCTAATATCTATGCAGGTACAACTGACTTGGTTGGTGTGTATAAAGGCAATCCATGCATCATGGATTTTAAGCAAACGAACAAGCCTAAGAAATTAGAATGGGTTGAAGATTATTTCCTACAACTTACAGCTTATGCAATTGCACATAATGAAGTGCATGGCACTGATATACGTGAAGGACATATCTTCATGTGCAGTCGTGCAGGAGAGTATCAACAGTTTGACTTGTGGCCAGACGAATTTGCTGAATGGGAACAAGAATGGTGGAATCGTTGTAAACAATATTATGAAAAAGCATAAAAGCATAGTAAAAAGAGAAAGCAAGATTGTTTTTAAAAAGAATCTTGTTATTAAAACTTTACGCCGTGAGAGTTGGTCTAAAGAAAATTTTGATCTATATAAACAATACAGCAGTAGAAATAATTATGCTGTTAAATTAATTGAATGGATCGATGAGAAAACCTTTTCTATGGAATACATTGATATAGATCAATCTGTCTCAACATTACTTGAAGACAAATACAATCTATCTGAAGAATTTAAGCGTGATTTTTTAATTCTTTATACAAGAATCTATACAGAGTGTTTGCTTTTTTCTAAGCAGAACTTACCTGCCGGTAGTTATTTTATGCACATGGATATGAACTTAGCTAACTTTGTACTAGACAAACAAGGTAATATCAAACTATTAGATCCAAATTCTTTTACAATACAAAATAATCCTATTAATGAATCTTACGCATTTCGATCACAACAACTTTTATGGAATTTAATGAAGACATACTCTAGATAAATACATTTACAATATCAGGAGTTAAGAATGGCCGTTGTACAGATATCTCGTATTCAACACAGACGTGGCAGAAAAAATCAAGGAAGTGGATTACCTCAACTTGCATCAGGTGAAATAGGATGGGCTATTGACACCCAAGAACTTTACATTGGTAATGGTGCGGTGTCTGAAGGTTCGCCGCAAGTTGGTAATACAAAAATCTTAACTGAAGCAGATGATCTACTAACAACAGTTGGAAATTATGCTTATAAAAGAGGTGAAATACAAACAGGCGAAGCCATTAGTAGTCCAGTAGAAAGAACACTACAAGAAAAATTAGATGATATTGTTAACATTAGAGACTTTGGTGTTGAAAGCAGCACAGAAGATCAAACTGTAAAAATACAACGTGCTATTGATCAACTGTTTTTAAATCCAGCATCAAAGGGTTTAGCTAAAAGCAGAATTAAATTATATTTTCCTGCAGGTGAATACTACATCGGAGGCAGTGGTTTAAGAGTTCCTCCATACGCAAATCTTATTGGTGATGGAATAGACAAGACCACAATTTTGAGTCTTGCAGATAATTCGCCTGCTCATATTTTCCAAACTGTAAATGACACCAGTGTGCCTGGAACATATGCTGATCCAAGTACAACAGATTCAACCAATATGGCTCGTAATATTACTATTCAAGATATGACAATCACTCACACAAGTTATGGTGGTGCAATCTTACTAGAAAATTGTAAAGACAGTGAATTTGAAAATATCAAAATCAATGGATCTTGGAGCAATGGATTAGCAATTAACAGTGATGGCGATCCTGCAAGTAATTGGATTGGTATATATCTTTCAAACGGTAGTGTTGCAACAGCAACCACTGATAATAACATATTCAAAAATGTGCATTACAATGGATTAAGTTGTGCAGTATGGAGTGATTACGACATAAATTACAACAAATTTATGTTTGGCAAGGCAGAAAATTGTGGTATTGGATTTAGTCTTGGAGGAGACGCACTTACTGTGCTTCCGGTAGGAAAACAAAATGGATCACAACATACTTTAATTAAAGATTATGTATTTGATGCAATTGACAAACAGGGTATTTACGTTCGCACTGGTAATTACAACCGTAGTGAAAGTAACACATTCTTAAATGTAGGCAGAGACAACAGTAGCAGCGTGGTTGTAACACCTGTGATTGAATTTTATAAAAATGATGTTACTGGTATTTCTGATGCAGACTATAGAGATATGGATTTCAACAGCAGCGTAAATGATTACTTCCAAAGAACGCAAGAATTAACAGTTGACGATTTATATTTTTCACAAGATTACCTACCAGAAATAAAAGGTAGTAAAAGGACTAATTTAAATTTTCCTGTAAAAAGAGAAATTGGTGCAATTTTAGACACAGGTAGTGTAGAAACTGATGGTACTACAATCATTAGATTGCCAGCTGATTCCAACAGAGGTACTATTGAGCTTAATTATATGTACAGGGCAGAAGTATCTCCTGGACCAGTTTATCAGCAAGGTACTATAAGGATTTTGTATAATAAATTATACACAGGTGCAAGTATTAGTTTTAATGATGACTACGTTTTTACAGGTAACCCTAGTAAGGCAGGACTTCTAGTATTTGGTATTAGAGGCAATGCATTCCAAAACAGTGATACAGAAATACACATTAATGCATTCAACACTGTTATTGATTCACTATCTCCAGTTGATGACGAACTAGAATTCTCAATTAAATATATAGTTTAATGGTTGATAAAAATTTATTTGACAGAATCAAACTCTGGCGACAGTTCCGTGAACAATTGGAAAAAGCAGAAAATCCATTGCTTGATGTTATTTATTTTTGGAACAATGTGCCTATCAGCAGCATTGCAGCCGATCCTTATGATACAAAAACTTGGCCCGATCCTTGGGAGTTGCTCAAAGAAAACACCTATTGTGAATTTACAAAAATTCTTGCAATGTACTATACTTTACAGTTAACTGACCGTTTTTCCCACAGTCGTTTCGAGATACATATAGTACTAGACAAAAAAGAAAGTGCTATGAAGTATCTTCTTTTTGTTGACAATCAAGCAATTGGGTATTATTATGATAAGAGTATTGACACAAAAGAATTACCAAATCTCGAATGTCAAATACGATATGATGAATTACCAACCTATTAATAAATACCTGATAACTAAAAAATAAGGATAAAAATAATGATTCAAGTTACCAAGCGTGACGGACGCCGTGAGCCGTTAGACATCGAAAAATTACACAAAGTTGTTTTTTATGCTACAGAAAATATTACAGGCGTTAGTCCAAGCGAGGTAGAAATTAAGAGTCAGATCCAATTTTTTAATGGAATGCACACAAGTGAAATCCAAGAAACACTTATCAAAGCAGCAGCAGATCTTATCAGTGAAGAAACACCAAACTATCAGTTTGTAGGTGGTAGACTTATTAATTATGCACTACGTAAAGAAGTTTACAATGGCTACGAGCCATGTACAGTAAAAGAATTAGTAGAGCGCAACACAGAAAAAGGTTTTTATGATCCAGAACTGATAACCTATTACGATGATGAAGAATGGGATGCTATAAATAGTTTTGTTAAACACGAGCGTGATGAAAATCTAACTTATGTTGCCATGGAGCAGTTGCGTGGTAAGTATTTGTGTCAGAACAGAGTATCAGGTGAAATATTCGAAACACCACAGATGTGTTATGTGCTGATTGCAGCAACATTGTTCCAAGGATATCCAAAAGAAACAAGGTTGCGTTGGGTAAAGGATTATTATGACGCTATTAGCCTACATGATATTAGTCTTCCTACTCCTGTTATGGCTGGAGTACGAACGCCTCAGCGGCAGTTCTCTTCATGCGTCCTTATTGAAACTGACGATAGTCTTGATAGCATCAATGCTACTAGCGCAAGCGTTGTTAAGTACGTAAGTCAAAAAGCAGGTATTGGTATAGGTGGCGGAAGTATCCGTGCTATTGGCAGCCCAATACGTAAAGGTGATGCATATCACACAGGTATTATTCCATTCTACAAAATGTTCCAAGCAGCAACAAAGTCATGCAGCCAAGGTGGTGTGCGTGGTGGAGCAGCTACAATCTACTATCCAATTTGGCACTTAGAAGTAGAGGATATGTTGGTGCTGAAGAACAACAAAGGCACAGAAGAAAATCGTGTGCGTCATATGGACTATGGTGTGCAGTTTAACAAGTTGATGTATGAGCGTCTTATCACAGGCGGAGATATTACATTGTTCTCACCAAGTGATGTGCCAGGACTTTACGATGCGTTTTTTGCTGACCAAGACAAGTTCCGTGAGCTATATGAAACAGCAGAGCGCAATACAAGACTACGTAAGAAAACTATTCCAGCAGCACAGTTGTTTGGTGCGTTTATGGAAGAACGTAAAAACACAGGACGTATCTACTTACAGAATGTAGACAATGCAAATGATCACGGTGCATTCCTTCCAGAGGTTGCACCTATTAGACAAAGTAATTTGTGTGCAGAAATTGACTTGCCAACAAAGCCATTAAAAGATCTAAATGATCCTGAAGGTGAAATTAGCCTTTGCACATTGAGTGCTATTAATTGGGGTAATGTGCGCACACCAGCAGACTTTGAAAAGGCTTGTACACTTGCAGTGCGTGGACTAGATGCACTACTAAGTTATCAAGGTTATCCAATACTTGCCGCAGAACTTTCTACAAAGAAACGCCGTCCTATTGGTGTTGGTATTATTAACTTTGCATATTGGTTAGCCAAGCATGACCTAACATATCAAGACATTGACACACAAGGATTAGAACTTATCGACGAGTATGCAGAAGCATGGTCATACTATCTAATCAAAGCAAGTGCAGATTTAGCAGTAGAGCAAGGTGCTATCAGCGGCACATTAGAAACAAAGTACGGACATGGTATTACACCAAACATGACCTACAAAAAAGATTTAGACGAATTGATTAAACATAAAGAACGCATGGACTGGAAAGGTTTGCGTAAGCAACTAAAAGAAACAGGCATCCGTAACAGCACACTAATGGCACTAATGCCAGCCGAAACAAGTGCGCAGATTGCAAATGCTACAAACGGAATTGAGCCACCACGTAGCCTTATCAGTGTAAAGCAATCAAAGCATGGTGTGCTTAAACAAGTAGTACCAGAGTACAAGCGACTAAAGAACAAATATGATCTACTTTGGGATCAACGTAGCCCAGAAGGTTATATTAAAATTATGGCAGTGCTACAAAAATATATTGACCAAGGCATCAGCGTAAACACAAGTTACAATCCAATCTACTTTGAAGATGAAAAGATTCCTATGAGCTTGATGTTACAGCATATGTTGATGTTTTACAAATATGGTGGTAAACAGTTATACTACTTTAACACACATGATGGACAAGGCGAACTAGATGTAAGCAAACTTGTTGGTGAAGCAGAAGTACCACAAACAAACGGCTATCACATTGAGGATGATGAGGAATGTGAAAGTTGCGTAATTTAAGATTGACAAACGGACCAGATCCGATTATAATTTAATACATACAGAGAGAGGAATACTATGAGCGTTTTTGACGTAGAAAATCGTGCCAACCATACAGAAGTGTTGGCGTTCTTGGACCCAACAGGTGGTCCTACAATCCAGCGTTATGATACGCTGAAGTATAAAAGTTTTGATAGTTTAACAGATAAACAGTTAGGATTTTTTTGGCGTCCTGAAGAAGTAGACATCTATAAAGATGCAAAAGACTTCAAAGGTTTGACTGATCATGAGCAGCATATCTTCACAAGCAATCTCAAGCGTCAAATCCTATTGGACAGTGTGCAAGGGCGAGCACCAGTAGAAGCATTTGGTCCTGTGGTTAGTTTGCCAGAGCTAGAGAACTGGATCCAAACTTGGACGTTTAGTGAAACTATCCATAGCCGCAGTTACACCCATATCATTCGCAACGTGTACAGCAATCCAAGTAAAATCTTTGACGAGATGTTGGACATTGAGGAAATTGTTGACTGTGCAGGAGACATCTCAAAGTATTACGATGACTTAATTGAACAAGCAGGCTACTATAATTTGTTAGGTGCAGGAACCCACACAGTGAATGGTAAAAAAGTTAATGTTGATTTATACGAACTAAAGAAAAACATTTGGCTTACACTTATGAGCGTGAACATTCTTGAAGGTGTGCGTTTCTACGTATCGTTTGCTTGCTCATGGGCATTTGCAGAGCTAAAGAAAATGGAAGGCAATGCAAAGATTATCAAACTAATCGCACGTGATGAAAACTTGCACCTAGCAAGCACACAGATGTTGCTAAAAGTTTTACAAAAAGATGATCCAGACTTTGCCAAAATTGCAAAAGAAACTGAACAAGAATGTTTGCAAATGTTTGTAGATGCAGCAGATCAAGAAAAGGCTTGGGCAGAATATTTGTTTAAGGATGGCAGCATGATTGGTTTAAACACCCAGTTGTTAGGCGATTATGTTGAGTGGATTGCTACACGCAGAATGACAAATGTAGGCCTTAAGAGTCCTTACAATATAAAGAGCAACCCGTTGCCTTGGACACAGAAGTGGATATCAGGTGCTGATGTACAAGTGGCTCCACAAGAAACAGAAATCACATCATATGTATCAGGTGGTACAAAGCAGGATGTGAGCACAGACACATTTAAAGGATTCTCATTATGATACATATTTGGGGTAAACCAGCTTGTCCAAGTTGTAACAAAGCAAAAATGCTATGCGAACAGCGTGGCTATCAATATGAATATTTGGAAATGGGCAAAGACTTTACAAGAGAAGCGGTCCTTGCAGAGTTTCCAGAAGCAAGAACATTTCCACAGATTGTAGTTGGCGGACAAAAAGTCGGCGGCTTTGAACAGTTTGTAAAATACATTGAAGACACTAACTATACAGGAACAGGACACACATTATAATGTTAATACAACCCCCATACAATAAAAATGATACTATTACTTTCCGCACAAGTGCAGGTGAAGAAATTGTTGCTCGTTTTATTGAAGAAAACGATAAAACCCTTACAGTTACAAAGCCTATGGCATTAATGCAAAACCAAGGTGGTTTTGGACTAGGACCTTGGTTGCTGACAGCAGATCCAGCCCAAAATATTGTGGTAAATAAAAGTGTAGTTCAGTTTGTGGTAAAAACACAAGCCGATATGGCAAGTCAATATACACAAGCAACAACAGGATTAGCAATGCCAGGATAATTTTATGGGTGGTTTAGTTGCAAGAAAAACTGATACTTGTACAACAGGACATTCTTGTGATACTACAACTACCCTTAGCAATGGGCAAAGTTCAGTATTTGCCGAAAATCAACTTGTTTCAAGAATAACCGATCCAACAGTGTCACATAATGTTCCTACGCCGGTTCCAGATGGAATGGGTGGAACAACAATTGTTTGTCTTCCTCACACAGGATCAGTAAGAACAGGAAATAGCTCGGTATATGCAGTAAATAAACTTGTAACCTTTCTTGGCGAAACAGTCTCATGTAACAATGGCAAAATAACAAGTTCAGCATCAACTGTGTATGTTGAGGCTTGACAAACTAAAAAAAATCTATTATAATAAAGCATAGGCAATTAGAAAGGCAAATTATGAATAAGATTATTTTGACAGACTGTGATGGGGTACTACTTAACTGGGAATGGGCATTTTGTATTTGGATGGAGCAACATGGTTATACACAAATACCAAATGGTAATCAAGAATATAACATTAGTAAACGTTTCCAGATTCAAGAAAAAGAAGGTAAAGCATTAGTAAATCGGTTTAATGAATCAGCAGCAATAGGCTTTCTACCTGCACTACGTGACAGCATTTATTATGTAAAGCGACTACACGAAGAACATGGATACGAGTTCCATTGCATCACAAGCCTTAGCTTAGATCCAAGTGCTAAAAAACTACGTCAAATGAATCTTGAGAAGATGTTTGGTCCTACAGCATTTACAGTGCTTGAGTGCTTAGACACGGGTGCTGACAAAGATGAGTTCTTAGATGAACACTATGCTGACACTGGTTATTATTGGATCGAAGATAAGATGCAGAATGCCATTGCAGGACTTAACGTAGGACTTAATCCGATCCTTATCGAACACGGATGGAATATGAATGACAGTGTTCCAGTTGGTATGAAGAAGGTTGTTAAGTGGAAAGAAATATACGAGCACATTGTAGGTAATGAGTGATATACACGAACAACTTAAAATTGCCTTTGCAACTTATGTAAAAGAGAGTGAAAAGTTTGAACAAGAAGGCGTCAAAGTAAGTGCTGTCCGTGCTCGGCAGGCTCTTAACGATATCAAACAACTAATAGTTGAACGTAGAAAAGAAATACAAGATTTGAAAAATAAGACATGAATGAAAAAACATATCTCGAAAATATCGCATATAAAGTTCAAATGTATAATGATGCCAAAGAAAAAGCAATAGAATGGCTTGTAAAAAATAAAATTACAGATAAGCCAAAAATACAAAATGCTTTGATAATGAGTCAAATATGGTTAGCACATAATATAAAAGATTCTATTACAATGGCTGACTTACTTATATACCTTGGGGATGATAATATAATCGATAAAGAAGATATGAGAGAAATTGTGTTAGACAATGATATGCATGGTTTAAATTTACAACAAATATTGGAAGCATCAGTTAATTATGATTGAAAAGTTATTCGATAACACTATTATTTTTGTTTGTGAAGACACGGCAAGGACAGTGGTATATCAACCAACAGAAAAGAATAAAAATAATATTGTTGATTGGATTGACAAGAACAATTTTACCTGTGAAGGTGTTTACACAGTAAACGAAAACGTTGCACACACGTTTGATTACTATTTTCATTGCACTATTAGCAAAGACATTAATATAATTAAAGAAGTGGAGAAAACGTTCACATGAAAATTAATGCAAAAAATGCAATACTTAAATTTGACACAAAAACTGTTGAATTTGATTTAAGATTCAATATGGCTTATATCGATTATTATGATTCAGATGAATTTATATATCAATTAGAATGTCCAAAACCTCAAGCTAATAAAATTTATAAACAATGTATTTTAGAAGGATACAATGAAGCATTTTGAACTTATGTTAGCGCCCTAAATGTAACAAATATGTAAATACAGTATGTTGAGAAACGACCTTAAAGAAGAGTACAGATTGTTCTATATGGTTAAAGGTCACCTCGACGCTACCCCTGAAACAGTTATAGGAAGTGCAGAAGGATACTTTAGACGTCTATGGATGGCGGGTTCTAATGGTGCCCCTTTGTATGACTATGACGAACAGTTTGAACAAGCATGGAGAGACATACAGAATGGTTTCGAAGAAGATACAAGAACTAAGTGACGACGACTTGTCGTACTTAGAAAAACTTTTAGGTGAAAAGTTTGCACTAGAACTTGAACAAGATAAAACTTGGGAACAGAAGAATAACTATTCACGCCCAGGGGAAAAGAAAAGCAGAATCATTCGTCTTATGAATGCTATCCGTGCCCAAAAAGATATCAAAAAAAGAACAGCAGAAAAGTGGTAACTTGGCTCCGGGGGTAGGACTCGAACCTACACGGTAAATATTTTGCGTACATCTACCACACGATAAACAGTCGTGCGTGTCTACCTATTCCACCACCCCGGATTAAGTTATGCTGCCTGGGCTAATGCCTGTTGCTTGTCTAGTGCAGCAATCATTCTTGTCATACCAATACCGCCTCCAACTCTTTGGAAGAAGTCAAACTTCAAAAACTCTTCTAGTTCTGCTTCAACACGTTCTTTGCCAAACAGTTTGTAAAGCAATGCACTGTATTCGCCATCTGTTATACTGTGGAATGTGTACCGCATCATGTCAACATCGCAACTACGTTCTGCACTACCAATAGTCTCCATTCCGCCCAAGATAACATCCATCTTTTTAGCAGTCTCACCATCATCGTTCCTACTCATATTCCAAAATGGTGATGTCATTTCTGGGAAGTTGGTAATCAAACTGCTACCAAATTGTGCTTCCATAGCTAGTTCGTGATCTGCATCCATTTCTTCAAGTTCATCTAATCCAAAGTGTTCTTGCCATTCTGCATATGTTTTTTCTGTAAGTGGATCAAATCCTAGGTATTCACATAGTTCATATTCCATTGCTTTGAGATCATCTACACTGCCAGGAAACTCAAACTCAAACATAGGAAAGATTATGTCGTGTCTGCCTGGTATTGCATTTGGCTCTTGTCTATAGGAAGTGCTGACACAAAAAAACCCCTTGCTATTGGGGCTGCTTAATAGTTCATGTTCTAACCACATCTGGCCTGTTTGCGGTAACGGCCAAACATTGCCTGCATAGTTATACGTTGCTACATTGAACGGATCTTCACAAGCGGCTAGTATGCTTAATCTATTTTGTGTATGGACTTCTTCAAAACCTTTGTCCAAAAAAAATGACCTTAAAAGGCCAACTGTCTTTGTAAACTTTGTGGGTGATATTAGTTGTGTCATTTTTTCTCCTTTTTTCGACCTAAAAAAAATATGTCCAGAAACTATCTGAAACTAATCTTAAACCAAGTTATTTATCAGGTTGACATCTTTTTTGTTCTATGTTATAAATAGCTGGTAGGCGTTACAAAGCGTATTTGGACTCCGGGGCGGTACCGGACGCCTCCACCATAAACACATGAGAGTAGATGCACCTGCTTTCCTGTGCATAGGACAAGAGCCGAGAGGCAACAAGTCGTGTGTTTATGATGGGGGCGACATAGGATTCGACAGGTAGGCAAGTTTACAAAACACAAATGCAAACGATAACTTTGCACCTTCTGGATTTGCTCTAGCAGCGTAATCTAAGGGGGTTGGTCACTTACCTAGCAACAGAAAAGTGGCACTTACACACACGGGTGAAACATTTTATAGTTAGAGAACACCCACAACGAAAGGAATAACATGAAACTATTTAAACTATTGGCCGCATCACTTATGTTGATGGGGTCTTTCGGCTTGGCTGCAAGTGCAGGAGAGCCAAAAGATAAAGTAACAGTCGGGTTTGTTTACGTAGGACCAACAGGTGACCACGGTTGGACATACAGACACGACATTGGTCGTCAGCAAGTTGAAGAAGCTTTCGGCGACAGAGTAGAAACAAGATTTGTAGAGTCAGTTGCTTATGGTGCAGACGCTACTAGAGTTTTTACACAGATGGCTATGCAAGGTGTAGACATTATTTTTGGAACTAGTTTTGGATATATGGATGCAATGTTAGAAGTTGCAGAGAAGTTTCCAAACACAAAGTTTGAACACGCAACTGGTTATAAAACCAATGGCACTAACATGGCCAACTACGGATTGCGCCTCTATCAAGCAAGACACGTTCAAGGTGTTGTTGCTGGTATGATGACAAAGACCAACAAGATTTGTTACGTGGCAGCATACCCTATTCCAGAAGTTGTGCGTGAAATCAACACATACTATCTCGGTGCCAAATCTGTCAATCCTGACGTTGATATAGACATAGTATGGGTTTACACTTGGTATGATCCAGGTAAAGAAAAAGACGCAGCAGATGCGCTATTCAACAATGGTTGTGACGTGATTGCACAGCACACAGATTCGCCTGCTCCAATCCAGGCAGCAGAAGAAAGAGGCCTAGTTGGTTTTGGTCAAGCAAGTGATCAGTATCGTTTTGCTCCAAAAGCACAGTTGACAGCAACTATTGACAACTGGGGACCATACTATGTTGCAAAAGTTGGTGCATTGTTAGACGGAACTTGGACTACAGCTTGTGACGGACCAGATGGTTGTTACTTTGGACATATGAACGATGGATCAGTTGAAATGGCTCCATTTACCAATATGCCAGCAGAAGTAGAAGCAAAAGCACAAGCGGTCAAGGATGCTATCCGTGACGGTGAATACTTTGCATTTACAGGTCCAATCTACGACAACAAAGGCAACTTACAACTTGCAGAAGGTGAAGTTGCAGACAGAGCACATCTTGATTCAATGATGTACTATGTTGAAGGTATTGACGCAGAGTTGCCTAAATGATACCCATAATAGATTTACAAGCCGAAGACGCTTTAGATCGCATTGACGAAGCCTACTCCACAGTGGGCTTCGCAGTGTTTACCAATGCACTAGATGAACAAGACAGTGTGAATATGAAAGCGTGGCAACAGCAAATGAGATCATTTTTTGATTTGCCATTAGAAACAAAACAGCAGTATCCTTATGAAGGTGACACCAACTTAGGTTACAGTATGGTAGGTGACGAAAATGTAGATCCTACTGCACCAAAAGATATCAAAGAATCATTTAACTACAACGATACTCGTATGCCAGATCATTTGTGGCCAGACATAGATGGCTTCAAAATCAGCGCATTAGACAGCATAAATATTGCTGATAGATTAACGTTACGCATTTTGGAGAAGTTTGATACTATCTTAGATACAGGCACTACATTAGTAGATGCACACAAAGTCCCATTCAACACAACAAGAGTTATACATTATCCAGCATATGATGGGCCTATGTTAGACAAACAAATGCGTATAGGAGAGCATAGTGACTACGGTACTATTACTTTACTTTGGCAGATTAATGACGTCCCCGGACTTCAAGTTCAAGACCTTGGTGGCGACTGGCATCCAGTACCCTTTGCGGACGACGGCGTTGTTGTTAATATTGGTGACTTACTACAGCGTTGGACTAATGATTATTTTAAAAGTACTAAACATAGAGTGGTAAACACTCACATACATCAACAAAGATATTCAATGCCACACTTTGTTGATCCTACACCTGGCACAATAGTCAAAAACTTGCGCAAAGGTGAAGAGGACAAGTATGATCCAATCGAATCAAAAGAATATTTAATGTGGCGACTAGCACAGAGTTATTAAATGAAATATGTAATAGACATTGACGGCACCATCTGCAAGGAAGTTATCATTCCAGACAGTGGTGGTAAAAAAGATTACGCAAATCATATTCCAATGCCCGAGCGCATTGCACGAGTAAATGCATTGTATGATGCAGGACACACAATCAAATACATGACTGCAAGAGGATGTGTGAGTGGAGTAGACTACTACGACCTTACCAAGAATCAACTTGATGGTTGGGGTTGCAAGTATCATGAACTCAGCGTAGGTGAAAAAGAAAACTACGATGTATGGATTGACGACAAAGCATTTTGGAGTGAAAACTTTTTTAGAGAGACAGGAGAATCATATGAGTGATTTTATTGCGGCTATGGATCACAGCGGAGGCAGCACAGGTGGTGTGTTGGAACGCTATGGTCAAAAATACAAAGAAAGCAATAAGATGGAACTGGTCCACGAGATGCGACTACGTATGGTAAAGTCGCCCGACTTTACAAGCGAAAATATTTGGGCCGCAATACTTTACAAAGATACTGTGGAGCGTGGTATGGTTCCTGTGCTAAAAGCCAAAGGCATAGAAGCGTATCTAAAAATAGACAGCGGCTGTGAGGACAATGGATATCTAAAATACTTCCGTTGGAACGAAATGACAGACTTTGCAAAGGAACATGGCTGCACAGGAACTAAGATGCGCAGTATTGTAAAGTCGGACAAAGACCTATCAATGATATTGGATCAGCAGTTTGCACTAGCCGAAGGCATATACGGTGAAGGACTGATGCCTATCGTTGAACCAGAAATACCTATTGAACATCCAGACAAAGAACTTTACGAATACAAACTTCGTGATGAACTTGCAGAAAGATTAGATGCTTTTAACGGACGTTGTATATTGAAACTGACATTGCCTGAACAGGATGACTTTTATTCCGGTATAATCCCACACGATCGTGTTGAACGGGTTGTTGGATTGTCAGGTGGATACAGCACAGAAGAAGCCTGTAGGAGATTGAGAAGACAGCGTGGAATGACAGCAAGTTTTTCAAGAGGATTGAGTGAAGGTTTGTTTGCATCACAAACTGATGAAGAGTTCAATGAACATATAACTAAAAACATACACATGATAAGGGAGGCTGGCAATGGCATATAAAACAAGCGCAAACCTATTTGAAGTAGGAGACTTTATCAGTCACGCAGGTAACAAACTACCATGGAAGATTGAATGTGATGCAATCCGTCCAGAGTGGTGGGATGGACTAGCACGTATGGTTATGGATTATCAAGAAAGACCATTTTACAAAGCAGTGGGTATTCCAAGAGGCGGAATACCATTTGCACAAGCTATGAACAAATATGCAAGTGGTGATCCCAATGATCAGATTATGATTTGTGATGATGTGTTTACCACAGGCACAAGTTTTAAGGAGTTCATACGAGAAAACTATCCTGACTGGACAATGGGTCAGGGCTATCGTTGGGTGGTGTTTGCAAGGCAACCTTGTTATGAACATCCTCATCATGTGCGAGCCTTGTTTACAATGCCCAAGCCTCCATACAAACGGTAACTGCTACAATATAACACACCCTAGTAGGGTTGACTTTACACTGCTAACCTGCTATATATTAATACATAGACACACGGAGAATGATATGAATCAGAAACCAAAGCCCATTGGTTGGGCAACAACTATCACTTCACTTCGCAGCGAACTAGGACTTATGTGGACAAGTTTTATGACTATTGAAAACTCTCCACTACGTAAACTAGATCCAAGAGTATCACATATGATATTCCAATGCCTAGCATTTATTTGGAGTGGATTATTTGCCATTATGATTGGCAGTTACATGGCATTTGGCATCAGTGCTATATTCCATGTATGTTTGATCGCAGGTATCTTTATCACAGCAGTGATAATGAACGAATCAGACAAGCGTCCACAAGTTGTTGATCGTTTTGTAAAAGACAATGTCATCAACAGCAGAGGTGTTGGAGGTGAGCATGAGTGAACAACATAACTATTGCACTACAAAAGGTTTAGGTTGGGCATTTTTGATTGTGGCGAGTTTTATTTTATTTGTCCCAATGGGCATGACATATGCTATGGTTGGACATGATGATTATGCACGTTACTGTAAAATGACACCTATCCTGCCGTGCTTCGGAGCAGGCGATGACTTATAACTTTTTGAACACTAACAATGGTGATGCTTTTAGTATGTCATTTGAAACTGACGAAAAGAAAAAGCAATATCTAAAAAACGCACCTAACATTGTTTGCCTAGGCGAACAAGAATACACATTGCCTACAAGACACGTTAGGATGGCTAACAAAGAGGAGTTTGCAGGATGGGGAAGTTGAATCCAATATTAGATTATAAAACTCTTAGTCCTAAACTTGACTACAAAAAATGTAAGGTAACCTATGGATCCTAAGGTAGAAGCACAAGCAGAAGCAGAACGCACATTCGAAATGTTTATGCTGTGGACAAAAAGAGTTACTATTGCAAGCATACTCTTTTTATTAACTGTCGTTGTTGGTTGCAACAGTGGAGTTGAAACAGGCAAGGGAAAAACGGGATCGCAATATAATGGAGAACAATATTCTCCGAGTAATCTTAATGTAAAGGACAAATAAATGAAACTACTATCAATTACTATAGCAGTTTTAATGGCTATGTCTTTTCCTGTATATGCAGGAGATATAGCTATTGAAATGTTAAACAAAAGAGACGATGGAGCCAAGATGGTTTATGGTACCGACATTGCAAGAGTAGAAGTTGGTACTACAATTACATGGATTCCAACATCAAAAGGTCATAATGTAGAATTTATCGCAGGCCCAGATGATTGGGAAGCACCAAAGAAATCTAAATTAGGCAAAGAGTATGCATATACATTTGATACACCAGGTGTATATCTATATCAATGTACACCACATAAATCAATGGGCATGATTGCCGTTGTTGTTGTAGGTGATGGTGACAATGATATCTCAGGTGCAAAAGTAAAAGGCAAGTCCAAGAAAAAACTAAAAGAGATCTTGGAGCAACTGTAAATGACAACATTAGCACAGCGAATTACCTCCGCAATTCCTGAATTCTGTATGAGCCATTGGCTCATACGGATACCACTTATCATTGTATTCTTACAGCAAGGCATCAGTAAACTACCATTCTCAGTAGAAGATGCTGAAGCAATGGACTTGCCAGCGTTGGTTTGGTGGTTTGTTGTATATGGTGAGATTGGTGCTGGTATTGGACTTGCAGTTGGTGGTATTGTTATTGTTAAAGCATTAAAAGAACTACAAGATCTAATCACACGTTTTTCAGGTATTGTGATTTGTAGTATCATGACAGGTGTTATTTGGACACTACAACCAGAAAACTTATGGGAGTTTTTGCTATATGATCCATTCCATGTTATGTTGTGGGTTGGTGGTTTGTTCTTCGCACTAAGAGGAAACAGAACGTGAAGTTTTTGATTATAGTTACAATGGCAGTAGCTGATCCGTTTATAGTTCCAATATTAGAGTTTGGATCAAAAGATGAATGCGTTAAATATGTTATGGATCCTAATAACAGTGACAGGCTTGCTGTTGAAGTTATTGCTAAGGCAGGATTCAATGATGAAATCACAGCAGTATTGTGTCTGCCAGAAACACAGGATTTAGTGGAGAGGGAAAATGAAGCCTAATACAAAATTTGAACTTAGTGTAAATGATATTGAGATTATAGAATCTGCACTTAGAGCAAAAGCAGGACGCCGTGGAATGAAAATACTCACAGGCGAAGGTGACTATAAGAGGCTCAAAGGAGAAGCAGAGGAAATAATGGATTTGCTTGGAAGACTACATCAACAAAAGATTTGGTATCGTCCTAAAGAGCAAACTTATGTAGGTGGATAGTGTTGCATTTATGCAACATTGTAATCTTTGTGCCTTCATTTTGTGCAGATGCAGTAACTTAAGGTATAAATAAAACAGCGAAAGGGCAAGCGGTTAAAAACTTGCCCTTTGCTTTATAAACACATAATAAAGAAGGAAAAATATTATGCGCAAGGTATTTACCATTTTAGCAGCAACCCTGTTCGCAGGCGCTGCATTCGCAGAAGCACCGGCAATGGGTCCAGTGTTATCAGGCGAAGTAGAACTAAAGTTTACCCAAGACGCTAATGACGACTGGGGCGGAGCAATGGGTTTAGACCTAGGTGTTGACGCAGCAGGTCTAGCATCAGTAGACTTAGACTTCAGTGCAACTGACGGAAACGCAGTAGCACTTGATAACTGGACAGTTGGTACAACTGTGAACAGCATTGGAATCGCAATTGGTGACGACAATGGTGTTATGCCAGACGCAGAAGGCAACCACACATTAGCAGCACCAGCAATGACTGAATCAGTCAAAGTAACAGCAGGTTCTGCAAACGTAGCAGTTGGTTTCTCAAACTGGGGCAGCGATATCACAGACTTGAGCAACATTCAAGGTTCATATGATATTGATGCAGGTGTAGCACAAGTTACAGCAGGCTTAGACTACAACTTGGACAGTGAAAACACTGTACTAGGTGCAGGCGTAAGTGGATTTGGTGTAGGCTCAATGTCATTAGGTGGTGCAGCTACTTATGATATGGATGCTGAAAAATTTGCATACGAAGGCACACTTGGTTTAGCAGGTTTAACAGGTTATATGAACGGTGACCAAGATGACGCACTACAAAACATTGGTGGTGATTACACATATATGTTAGGTGGAGCAGAACTTAACGGTGGCGTTAACTATAACATGGATTCAGAAGAATTCACACCGCAAGTAACTGTTGGTTTTAGCTTCTAAGCAAAAAAACAATAACAAGGAAAGCACCTTCGGGTGCTTTTTTTATGGCTAAATAATGTGGGCATATAAAGGAGAGGGCAATGCAGCAGAACAAATATGACGTGACAGTCATTAAAGTAGTTGATGGAGATACAGTAGACGTAGATATAGATCTAGGTTTTGGCGTGACACTTAAAGATGAACGTGTTCGCATCATGGGCATTGATACACCAGAATCACGCACCAGAGATAAAGTAGAAGACTTATTTGGCGAAGCAGCCAAAGCAAGACTTAAAGAACTTATGAAAGATGGCGGTAAACTAATTACTACAGAAGATCGTAAAGGCGAGGACATGAAGGGCAAATTTGGCCGTATCTTGGGAGACTTTGAAGTAGGTGATAAACGTGTAACAGACATTATGATAGAAGAAGGTCATGCAGTAGCTTACTTTGGAGGTAGCAAAGAAGAAATTCAAATGAAGCACATGGCCAATAGAGAGAAGTTGTTGCGTGAAGGAGTGGTAAGTAAAGAAGCATACGAAGAAGCTCAAAAACTTATGGAAGGAAAATAATGTTTAACACTCGACCAAGTACAATTAATGAAGTAAATGGTTGGGTATCGAAAAGATTAAGTGCAGCTCGAGATGAATTAAGTAGAACTGATAAAGACGATCCTTTGTATGAATACTTGTTAGAAAGAATAGCTTATCTAGAAAAATTTATAGATGCCCGCAGCAAACTAATTGGAAAAAAATTACCAGAATCAAAAAGAAATGCATGGCTGAAAAAACTTGACAAACTATAAACTCCTGCTATACTAGTAAAGTAATAACAACACAGGAGTTTATTATGAGTATGCATCTTGTAGGTCCTTATATGACCACAACTAACTACAAGAAACGCAAACAAAAAGGTCTCACCAAGAGAGACCGTCAAGCACAAATCGATCACGAGAAATGGCTAGTATCAATGGGTGTAGGCAAATCACCAAAGCAAGACTATCGTGCGCCTATGCCAGATTATTCTTCACCATCGGGCAACAAGATTCCAACTAGTGATCGCATTGATGGTCATGCACCACAAAGAGAACGCAATGTATATTCAGGCGAACGCACATTGCTAGGTGTAGCTACAATGCACAAATCTAACATGGTACCAGTATTTGCGGACAAGAAAGAAGATGCAAAAGACATTGCCGCAATGCGCAGAAATTAAGAGGCAGCAATGAAAAAACTACTAGCACTTCTGGTCGTATGGACTATGTGTTCTAGCGCAACACAGGCACAAGACGAACTTATCACAGAAGAAACTTATCCAGAGCATTACTGTATGGCTCTAAACATTTATTATGAAGCACGAGGTAGCAACCTTGCAGACAAAGTAGCAGTCAGCGATGTTGTGCTCAATCGTGTAAATGATAATCGCTATCCTAATACAGTATGCGAAGTGGTAAAACAAGGCAAACAAAAGCCAAGTTGGAAAGATCCTAATGTAATGGTTATGGTGCGCAATGCGTGTCAGTTTAGTTGGTATTGTGATGGTAAGGCAGACAATCCACAAGAAGATGATCGTTGGGTTGAAGCACAAATGCTGGCTTGGAGTATTATGGAATATGAAAAATATCGTGGTATCACAGAAGGTGCAACACATTATCACGCTACATATGTAAGTCCAAAATGGGCAAAAGATATGCAATTAGTAGGCAGAATAGGTGCGCATATATTCTACCGTTGGGAATAGGTTAAATATTATGTAATGATATTAGGATTATTAGTAATGATTACGGCGCTGTCGATCAGCGCCGTTGCTATCTATTATAGCGTAAGCGGATTAGTCGCTATTTTTGCGGCTGCCGCCCTTCCCATTATTATCATGGGTAGTGCATTGGAAATTGGTAAACTGGTCACAGCAGTTTGGTTGCACTGGTATTGGCACAAAGCAAAATGGTGGTTAAGAACCTATTTGAGTATAAGTGTGCTTGTGCTTATGTTTATTACCAGTATGGGTATATTTGGTTTCTTATCAAAAGCACATATTGAACAAACAGCAGCCGCTGAAGAAGGTGTAGCACAGATTGCTAGGATAAACGACGAACTAGGTAGACAAGAACTAATAATACAACGTGCTGAACAACGTATTGTAGAAGCAGAAGCTAGTGTGGGTAAAGGCAATGCAGAAATACAAGCACAGATAGACAAAGAACAAGAACGCATTGACACAGCATATGACAGGATACAACCTGCTATTGATGAACAAGCCACTATCATCCAAAATGCACGTGAAAATGATAAAGATAGAACAAAGCCTTTTGAAGAACAACTTGTCAGCATACAAGAAGAAATAGTCCGTTTAGAAAACAGCGCACAAGAATATGAGTCAAAAATATTTGGACTTAAAGCAGACACTAGTGCAGTAGAGCCAATCCGTGCGCAAATACAAAGTATACAAAACAGTATTACAAAAGTAGAAGGACAAATTGCCAGTGGCGAACGTGAGCAAATAAAACAAGCACAACAAACCATTGGTGCTAATCCAGACGGAGCAGCAGGTCCAAACACAAGACGTGCAGCGAATGCTTGGATAGGCGAACAAAAAAACATAGTAGAAAATTTAAATAAAGAAATTGCAGATTTACAAGCATCAGCTATCGCAACAGTTGACAACGAAAGAGCACGTTTAACAAACATAGTAGCAGGCATAAGAGAACGTCAAATACCAGCACTCAAAGATAGAGAGCAAAATATGTTGGCAAAAATTGAAGAAGTGCGCAGCACTGAATCTCCTGTTATAGTAAATGCTAGAGAAGAAATCAACAACATAAGAGATGGTGCTGATAGACAAATAGCAGCAAGCAACAATTTAATTCAACAATTACGCAACAGTATTACAGTGGGGAAAGATCCACAAGTTGAAGCAGTAGTAGTTGAACAGACACAGAAAATAATAGAAGCAAATAATTCTATTGACAACTTAACAGAACAAAAGTATACTCTTCAAGCAGAGTACAGAAAATTAGAAGCAGAAGTAGGACCGATAAAGTATCTTGCAGAATTTATATATGGTGAAACAGATAAAGATATACTTGAGGAAGCAGTTAGATGGGTAATCATCACTATTATATTTGTTTTCGATCCTTTAGCAGTTCTCCTGCTTATAGCAAGCCAAGCGACATTCGAAATGCGCAGGGCGGAGGGAAAGAAAAATGGGAATGAGAGCAATGATAATCAGTATGCTGAATATGCACAATCCAGAAGTGAACACAGCACATCTGATGAAGATACCACCAGCGATACCGCAACCGATCAAAAAAACACAAACAATGAGCATAGAAAGGATGAGAGAGATTCTGCCATCGATAGAACCAACGATGATGGAGGAAGCAATACCCCAATCCTTTCTCAACCCGAGCAAGAAGAAAGACGACAAGAATTAGAAACCAAGGAAGAAGATATCAAATACAGAGAACAAAAAATGCAATGGAAAGAAAATAATCCAGATGATACTCTCAAGAGACATAAAGAAGCATATATAGTTGGTAAAATAGATAAACTTCCATGGGATTTAAATGACAAAAATTAATGTAATTACACCTCCAGACATTTTACATAATCAAGCCAAAAGTTTTTTCCTTGTTCAACCTAGTAATGAAATAAGAAATCAGTTTCAAACAGTGTTACAGGAAATTGATGAACCTTGTAATATATATTTGTATGATCCACAAGACAACGAGCGGATGTATGATTGGTTATTAAACATTGCTAAAATAGTAGATTGTGTGATAATTGATGTAGATAATTTAAGTACTATTGAGCGTAATTTGTGTAGTTATTTAATTAGTCTACCACACAGTTTTTACTTGACAAAAGACGATGTAACACCGTATAATATGCTTAATGTTAATAGAATTTATGATTTAGATTGGTTAGCAGAAAAACTCAAAGAGGAATAAATGAGTAGACATAACAAAAAAGAATCTATTATGCAAGGACTTTACGTAGAAGTCCGTAATAATGATGTTAATAAAGCGTTACGTAAGTTTAAGAAAAAGGTTGCCGAAGATGGAATCTTACAAGACTTGCGTAAACGTGAATATTTTGAATCTAAAGGTACAAAACGCCGCTTAGAAAAACAAGCAGCGATCCGTAGATTCAAAAAAAAGCGTCTTAAAGAACAAGACAATTGGTAAATAACAGTGGACGCCATAAAGGGTCCACTTTTATATCTTGCTTAATAAGGAGAAATGAAATGACAAGATTAACAACTCTAGACTTACCTCACTTTACACGTGCCACAATTGGCTTTGATAGACTGTTTGATGAAATGACACGTTCATTCGAAAACACAAAGTCAAATGGTTACCCTCCATACAACATTGAACAAATCAACGACAACGAGTATATGATTACACTCGCAGTTGCAGGTTTTAGTATGGAAGATTTGGACATTACACTAGAAAAGAATGTTCTTACAATCGAAGGTAATACTACAAAAGCAGACGAGGAAATAAACTATCTACACAAAGGGATTGGCGGACGCAACTTCCGTAGATCATTTACACTAGCTGAACACATCGAAGTAGAAGATGCTGGATTGGATTTAGGTATGTTAAACATTCATTTGAAAAGAAACGTACCAGAGGCAGAACAGCCAAAGAAAATTCAAATCCGTTCATTGAACACAATCGAAGGCTAACAGTCTAGGGGGGAGTAACATCCCCCCATTTTAGGAGATAAAATGAGTACAGATACCGAAATTGTATTAGACGAAAAAATCAGTTTAGATATTAAAGAACCAAAAAAGTACAAGGTTCTATTATTAAATGATGATACAACTCCTATGGACTTTGTTGTAGGAATCTTAATTGAAATCTTTAAACATACAGCTAGTACAGCAGAAACAATAACAATGAAAATACACAATGAAGGCAGCGGAGTAGTTGGCATTTATTCTCACGAAATTGCAGAAATGAAAGCAGCAGAAACTGTTAACTCAGCTAGGAATCAAGGCTTTTCATTGCAGGTTAAAATAGAGGAAGAATGAGCAAACTTAAAGAATTAACTTGGGAGAATCACCAAAAAGCCGAGCGTACAGAACACGCTCGTAAGTTACTAAAAGGTATGTCACCAGAAGAATATCACAGATATCTTTACAATCAATATGTTCAATATGCAGCATTAGAAAGCATCGCAAACACAGAAGGTGTTTTAACGGGTATTGAACGTATTGTAAGAGCACAACATATTCTAAACGACATTAAAGAGATTGAAAACGAACACAGCATTGAACGCAAGACAGAAGACATTTGTCCTGTGGTTGGAGAATATGTTGCACACGTAATGGGCTTAGAAGCCACAGATGATATTTTAGCACACATCTATGTAAGACACTTTGGAGATATGTATGGCGGACAAATGATTGCAAAACGCAATCCAGGATCAGGCTCAATGTATGTGTTTGAAGATGTAGAAGAACTAAAAACCACAGTAAGAGCAAAACTAAATGACAATATGGCAGACGAAGCCAATAGATGTTTTGAGTTTGCTATGCAACTATTTGAGGAGTTAGGTGATGAGTGAAGTTTGGGATACGCTGATTAAAATACAAGACAGATTGATTGAACGTTTTGATGCAACAGGCACTGAAGTTGAAGAACAAGGCATGGATAGATTCAATCAGCCAGGTTGGATCAACAGAGTTTGGAACAGCGACAAATATCGCAGAGCACACGTTGATGTTGTAGATGCAAGAGACACAAAAGGTTTGTGGATGATGCATTGTTGTGTGTTTCCACACTTAGACAATGACGGTCCTATCTTTGGACTAGATGTTATCGCAGGTAAAAACAAAATCACAGGTTACTTCCATGACTACTCACCAACAACTAATCCTGCCAACGAAATGATTGAAGCATTTGGCGATGAAGTTGCAAAACTAGAATGGCGCAAACCACGTGAACTACCAGAATGGGCTAAAGCAATCTTTACTGAACATATGGTTGCAGCAGGTAATGTAAACAGCACAGAAGAACTAGAACAACTACTAGAATTAAGTTTTGATAGCATTGACAACTATTTAGAATACATTGATGCTTACAATGGTATAGGTAAAGAAGAAACGGGCAAGGAAGCACAAAACCGTTATGCTCACTTTCAAAAACAAAATCCTCACACGCCTCGCACAATGACAAGTTTAGGACTTGACGAGGAAGATGTGCGTGTATTCGTACAGGAATGTTTATTCCCTGATATTGACTAAATACTATACCAGGAGTGAATAATGCGTTATAAAGACCTTTTTGAATATGATGATTTAAACAAAGAAAAAGAACAGATTATATCAACTATATCTGGGTTGAGTGCTGATAATCAAGATGAAGCTAACTTGCTAGATAGAATTTGGAAAATTCTAAACAGTGGTACTATTAGTACAAATATTGACAGTGCATTTAACATTCCGTTATCAGATGAAAATATGGGCGATAAAGAAAAACTTATCGTACGTCAAGATATGACAAAAATATTTTCTACTATAGAAAGTGATTACAAGACAATGGATAATCTTCTCAAGCGTTTAGAGAAGGGAGGCATTGTCGATATTGCTGCACTATCAAAGCCAATGAACACATTTAGTGCAGTGTTTGGCGACGAAGCAGGCGGAGCAGCTTTTAGAAAATTAGCAGCGTATGGTGTTGGTAAAAAGCAAAAAGGTCCAGGCGAATATGGGTTAGCTTGTTTATCAAATAAAATTAGACTAGCAGCAGGCGAAGGCGATTTAGAAATAGATGGCATTGGTAAAGTAGAACTAAAAGCAGCAATGAGTTCAAGTGGTGGACGTATCGGATACGGTGGTGGATCGCAAAAAGCAAAACGTGCTGTATTAGAAAAATACAAAAATAAAATTCCTACTGTAATTGGTGCCATTGGTCAAAAAGGCGGCAGTTTAGGACTAGGTCCTTTTATGCAGGCATTGAACACAGACTTGCCTACTAATGACCCTAACAATCAAAAAGTAAGAAAAGCATTGATGCTAGATTTATTACAAATGGATATGGAAGGATATGCCGATCCAGTTGCCGAAAAAATAGCAATCACAGAAGATACATCTCAAGTAGAACTTGCATATCTAGCAGCAAACTTTGAATGGTACAAAAACAGAGATGATTTTGATGCTTTGTTGCTGATGAGTATTCCTAATCAAAAAACAGCGTGTCTTAAAAACGTCAATGATCTACAAGCGTTTAGACAAGGCGGCCACGCAGGCGGATTGTCAATAAGTATTATTCCAACACAAGCAGGCGCTGGACGTGAGCAATGGGCACAGCTTACATTAAATAAAGCAAAACTATAAATAGCTGTATGCGATACATACTATTATTACTTTTCTTACCAACACTAGCCTCAGCGGATTTAGTACACAATTTTAAATCACCAGCATTTACAGGACAGGGTTACAGTGCCCATATGTTGAGTCTTGAACAACTTACTTTTAATCGAAAAGAAGATATAGAAAAAGAAGCAGAACGTGAACAAGAACGGATAGAGCGTGAACTTGAAAACACAGTGCTTAACAAATTTATACGCAACTTGGAATCACGTATCTATGCTACTCTATCAAAACAATTAGTAGATGGAATGTTCGCAGCCTGCGGTGAAGAAGATCAACCAGCGTGTGCTAATTCAGGTACCACAGAAGTAGAAGGTGCCCAAATTACGTGGACAAAGGACGAAACAACAGGAAGCATTACACTAATAGTAGATGGGCCTGACGGATACACAGAAATTACAATACCAGGTGCAGGAGAATTTAACTTTTGAAATATCTAGCATTGATATTATCGCTGGCAATCACAGGATGTGCAGCAAAAGGCAAAGTTCCTAGTGTATTGCAAAAACCGCCAAGTGTGCAAGAAAATCCAATGGTTACAGAACTTAACGACTTACCTGAATTAGATGGTCCTAGAATGACCGTGGGTGTATATGAGTTTGTTGATAAAACTGGACAACGTAAGCCAGCAGACAATGTAGCTAACCTAAGTTCTGCTGTGACACAAGGTGCAGAGGTTTGGGTAATAGATGCACTACTACAAGCAGGTGATGGAACCTATTTTGAAGTTGTAGAACGTGGCGGAATGGATCACGTTATTAAAGAACGTCAACTTATACGTAACACAAGAGAAAACTATGAAAAAGACAATCCTACACCATTAGCAGCAATGAAGTTTGCAGGTGTGTTGGTCGAAGGCGGCATCGTAGGTTATGATAGCAATATTCAAACTGGCGGTAATGGTGCTATGTATTTGGGGGTAGGTACAGCAGTTGAATACAGAGTTGACACTGTAACAGTTGCTATGCGTCTTGTAAGTGTTAGCACAGGGCGTGTACTAGTAAGTGTAGCAGCAGAAAAATCAATAGCAAGTTACAGACAAGGTGCGAGCGCATTTAAGTTTTTTGATTTAGGCACAGAAGCATTGGAAATAGAAACTGGATATTCAGTAAATGAACCAACAAACTATGCAGTGCGTCAAGCCATAGAAGCAGCAATTATAGAATTAATTTATCAAGGCGCTGAACAAAAACTGTGGAAGTTTAAAGAAGACAATACTTCTTCATCTTAGCCAAAAGCGTTTCCCTTTTTATTCCTAATTTATCAGCAGTGTGTGTGCGATTGTGATTGCACTCTTTTAGAGCTGATGAAATCCTATCTATTATAAAATCATCTACTTCGTCGTGTAAGCATTTATCGTCATAGTGACGGTCTTGCACAGGCCAAATTTCGTCGAATGTATCCCAAAATTCTTGTTGTTCTTTGTGTATTTTTTCTGCTTTTTCTAATGCGCTCATAACTGTATTTATATTCATTAAACACCTACTTTACTGTAAAAATATTTACACTAAATATCTTTGTATTTATGTGGCTGTGAGGGACGGATAAATATGTTTGGCGTAAGCCGGAGGATGATATAAAATGAGGGCAATACTATACGGGGCTATCCTGTCATTGGTTCTCGCAAGTGCAGCGTATGCAAACGAGATTTACATCACACAAATTGGTGACACATTAGACTTGGATATTACCCAAGATGGAACAGATAACGAGTTTGGTGATTCAACCACCGATGTAACTCTGGACGGTGATGATATGACGTTCAGCATAACACAAACAGGTAACAGCAATATTATTGATGCTAAAATAAAAGGTAATTCATATACTGGTACTTGGACTTTTACAGGCAACAACAATTTTGTTGATTTGGTCTGTGATGATACATCAGGTGTAAACTGTGAAAACGTTACGCTGAATATTGCAACACAAGGCGATACCAACAAGTACTATCTAGAAATTGGTGAAACAGCAGATGCTGACGGAGCACAGGTAGACTTTGAAGTAGACGGTGACGGAAACATATTGATCACTGAAGTAGATGGAACAAGCGCAGTAGTAAACATTACATTAGATAACAGTAACACCATAAGCACAGCAACAACATCAGATTCAACATCAACATACACATCAGGACAAGGTGGTACGGTAATCGAGATAGATCAAGATGGAGATGGCGACAGTGCAGGACACAGCGTTACCCTTGACATCACCGGCGGCGGCAGTAACTACTACATTAAACAAAGCGGTGTTAAAGACAACACAGTAGATGCTACATTCTCAGGTGACGAGCATGATGTTGATATTACGCAGTCTGATTAGTCTATTAATTTTAACCACACCTGTATACGCAAGCATTGGGGAAATAGCACAGCATAAAGGCAGCAGTGTTGTTGAACGTGAACAACTCAAGTATGACGGCGAAGTAGGACTTGGGCTTGAGATGAACGATAGGATCATCACAGGCAAAGGCAGTTTACGTATGGACTTTGTGGATGAGACCCGTGTTGATGTTACAGAACATTCACGTATGACCATAGACGAATTTATCTATGACCCAAACACAAAAACTGGCGCACTAAGTATGAAAGCCACATTAGGAGCAGTGCGTTATGCGTCAGGACAAATAGCAAAGAACAGCAGACAACGTGTGAATATAAGAACACCAAGTGCTACAATCAACGTGCGAGGCACAGACTTTATAATGATTATAGATGAAGTAGGTGGATCAATGATAACATTGTTACCAAGTTGTGATGCATCAGGACAATGTATTGTGGGCGAAATATCAGTTGAATCAGATGTTGGACAGGTTATAATGAACCAAGCATATCAAACCACAGTGGTGCCACACAGCGGAGCGATACCTGGTCCTACAGTGATATTAGACTTGCCTGAAAATATGCTTACATCAATGTTAATAATAAGAAAAGTAGACCCATACACAGAAGAAATAGTAAAACGCTATCCAGAGACCAATCTGTTGGACATTGATTTCCTAAAGTTTGATGAACTGGATAAAGATCCATTGATAGAAGGCATCAAAAACATTTGGGTAACAGACTTAGACAATATGACCTACTTGAATCCTGTGTGGGTAGACGAAATGGAACGTCAACTACAGGAGATATTAGCACAGTGGATTGATGAACTTACAGTGCAAAACCAAGAATTATTAGATGTAAAGTTTTTAGGACTTGATCCAGAAACAAATATTTTTTATGATGAACCATTTCCTAATTTTGTCGTGCGTAGACAAGAAGGTGATCAGCACATATTCCAACTTACATTGGATCAAGGTTATGGATACACTATAGATATGGAACAGGAGAGTTTTTATGAATACGGCTACCGTGTTGGCGTGGGCGGCGGGAATAGTATTACTATTACCCAACGTAACTTCTAGTAATGAAATCTATATTAATCAGATAGGTGACGATGTCACTGTGACTATCACTCAGGATGGAGAAAATAACAAGATTGGTGATTTGAATAATCTATCAAACAAAGGTTTGTTAGGAAGTTATGGTCCTTCAACATACACTTATTCACAAACAGGCAACAACAATACGCTTGGATTTTACAATGCTGATATAGGAGATAGTAGTAGCACTCTAACACAGACTGGCGATAATAATGCGGCTGTGATAGACTGTCACGGTGAAGACTGCACAATGAGCGTTACACAACTAGGTGACAACAATGATGCTCACGCCGAAACTGGCAGTAGTTACAGTGATGATGGCAATACAATCGTAATATATCAAAACGGTGATTACAACGAGTCATATGCAGAAGCCGACGGAGACAGTAATGATTTAGATAGTTATCAAGGATCAGACAATAACTTTAGCCGTGTTGTAGTATCGGGTAATTATAATGCTGTCAATGCTTGGCAAGGCAAACACGACGATGGCACTATTGATGTAGATGAAACAGGTGATCACGAAGTATACTGGACTGTCACAGGCGATAATAATATGCTAGACAGTTATCAAACAGACACCAACAGAGGTGGTGGAGGTGGCGCTGGACATCACATAGCAAATGTTGTAAATGGTGACAATAATGGTGTAACGCATACACAAATGGGCAAAGCAGGACACGATGGCTTTATTGAAATACAAGGTGACAACAATGATGTTACACTAGAGCAAAGAGGCAATGGTGGTCAACAATGGGCAGACATAGTGCTTACAGGTGATGATCATAGTGTTGATGCTAGTCAACGTGGAACTATGGCACATTCATTTGAAGTTGATCTTACAAACAGCGGCGGTGCTTACAGTGTAAATAGCAATCAAACAACTAACAACACAGCCACAAGCAAGACCTACAGCCTTACTGGTATTTGCACTAATGGTAATG